AGATCAAGCTGGTCAACGGGGCCACGATTAGTCTCAAGGGAGCCGATAGGCCAGAGACAATGCGTGGTGTGTCCTTGAAGTTTCTCGTGATGGACGAGTACGCAGACATGAAGCCTGACGTATGGGAACAGATACTCCGTCCAGCACTGGCAGACCAAAAGGGTTCTGCGATGTTCATAGGTACGCCTATGGGACGTAACCACTTTTACGAACTGTACAAGTACGCGGAGTTAGGTGACGATGAGACTTACAGGGGCTGGCATTTCACCAGCTACGATAACCCGCTGTTGGACGCCGCTGAAATCGACATGGCGAAGAAATCAATGTCGAGTTACGCCTTCCGACAAGAGTTCATGGCCTCGTTTGAAGCCAGAGGCTCAGAGATGTTCAGGGAAGATTGGATCAGCTTTGGAGAAGAACCGGAGGTTGGAGATTACTATATAGCCGTTGACCTCGCTGGTTTTGAAGAAGTAAACAAGAAACGAACAAAGAACACTAAACTAGATGAAACCGCAATCGCTGTTGTTAAAGTTAGTCCTGATGGTTGGTACGTTGATAACATTATATATGGGAGGTGGAGCCTTGACGAGACTGCCACCAAGATATTTCAGGCCGTTAGAGACTACAGACCCATTAGCGTTGGTATTGAGCGAGGTATCGCAAAGCAAGCTGTAATGAGTCCCCTGATGGATCTACAGAAGCGCTACGGCACGTTCTTTAGAGTCGAGGAGTTAACCCACGGTAATAAGAAGAAGACTGACAGGGTGATGTGGGCTTTACAGGGACGCTTTGAGAACGGCTACGTAACACTAAACAAAGGCGAGTGGAACTCCAGATTCTTGGACCAACTGTTTCAGTTTCCAGATCCATTAACTCACGATGATTTGGTTGACGCTCTGGCGTACATAGATCAGTTAGCACAAGTTGCGTACCACTACGATTACGAAATTGACGATCACGAAATACTAGACGTTGTAGCAGGATACTAAAGTGACAAACAAAGTTTTTAGACCTTTTAATACGTACGGAATCTACGCAATCTCTGCCGTAGTGTTTTTTACACTGGGTTACAGCGTAGCAATACTCTAAGGAAACTACTATGGCAGAAGAAATCTACAGCCCAGACCCTCTGATGATTGAAGAGTCTCTTGAAGAGTGGGTGATGACTAAATGTGAGAACTGGCGTGATTACTACGAGTCAAACTACGAAGCAAAGTTTGAAGAATACTACAGACTCTGGAGAGGTCAATGGGATCCTGCAGATTCCCAGAGAGGATCAGAGCGTTCCAGAATCATATCTCCTGCGCTACAACAGGCCGTAGAGTCCAACGTAGCAGAACTAGAAGAAGCCACGTTTGGCAGAGGTAAGTGGTTTGACATTGCTGACGACACTAACGACAAAGACCGTCAGGACATCCAGTACCTCCGTAACAAACTCACAGAAGACTTTGAGAAGTGTAAGATACGTAAGGCTGTTGCAGAGTGCCTGATTAACTCTGCTGTGTTTGGAACAGGCATAGGAGAAGTTATCCTAGAGGAAATCAAGGAGATGGCTCCTGCTACTCAGCCTATCATGGGTGGTGATCTTACGGCTGTAGGTGTCAACATTACTGACAGAGTGGTAGTTAAGCTGAAGCCTGTGTTGCCTCAGAACTTCCTGATAGACCCTGTTGCTACGTCCGTAGAAGACGCTATGGGTGTCGCTATTGACGAGTTTGTGTCTAAGCACTCCGTAGAACTCATGCAGGAACAGGGCGTGTACAGGGAGGCTTACATTGAGTCTGCTGCTCCTGATACAGACCTAGAGCCAGATCAAGACCTCACGATCTACAACGACGACAAGGTACGCCTGACGAAGTACTACGGACTCGTGCCCCGTGAGTTGCTCGAGGCTGAAGACGTAGAAGTAGAGTCTGAGTCTATGTACGTTGAGGCTATCGTAGTTATCGCTAACGGCGGTACACTCCTGAAGGCTGAAGCTAACCCTTACATGATGCAAGACCGTCCTGTGGTTGCGTTTCCGTGGGACGTTGTTCCGGGTCGATTCTGGGGCAGAGGAGTTTGCGAGAAGGGCTACAACTCTCAGAAGGCTCTGGACACTGAGCTACGAGCTAGGATTGACGCACTGAGTCTTACCATTCACCCCATGCTTGCTATTGACGCAACGCGTTTACCTCGTGGCGCTAAACCTGAGGTACGTCCGGGCAAAATGATTCTAACTAATGGAGATCCGCGTGAGGTACTTCAACCGTTCAACTTTGGGCAAGTTGGTCAGATTACTTTTGCACAAGCTCAGGCGCTTCAGCAGATGGTACAACAAGCCACGGGCGCTGTAGACTCCGCAGGTATTGCTGGTCAGGTTAACGGAGAAGCAACCGCCGCTGGCATAAGTATGTCTCTAGGCGCTATCATCAAGCGTCACAAGCGTACCCTGATTAATTTCCAGCAGTCATTCCTGTTGCCGTTTGTAACCAAGGCTGCACACAGGTACATGCAGTTTGATCCTGAGAACTACCCTGTGGCTGACTATAAGTTCAACGCTACGTCTACTCTGGGCATTATTGCTAGAGAGTACGAGGTAGGACAACTGGTGCAACTCTTGCAAACCATGAAGCAAGACAGCCCAATCTACCCTGTGCTGATCCAGAGCATTATCGACAACATGAACCTGAGCAACCGTGACGAGTTGATTGCGTCTATGCAACAGGCGTCTCAGCCAGATCCTCAGGCTCAACAGATGGCTCAGATGGCACAACAAGCACAGCTTGAGTTCCAGCAGAGTCAGACCGCAGCGTTGCAAGGTCAGGCCGCTGAGTCGCAAGCCAGAGCAGCTAAGTACGCCATTGAGACACAACTGGCTCCTGAAGAGTTACAGATTGAGAAGATCAACGCAATCACACGTAATCTCAAGGACGGAGACGCAGATGACAGAGAGTTTGAGCGTAGACTCAAGATTGCTGAAGTGGCACTCAAAGAAAAAGCACTAAACAACAGAGGAGCAATTCCCGGTGTTAATGACACAAACAGAAATGAACCAGTTCCTAGCCCAGATCAACCAAGCGTTCCAAGACCAGTTCAACAAATTGGAAGCGTTGGAGGCCAAGGTAGAGGCCCTAGAGGGCCAAATGTCGGACCTGCGCCACAAGGAGGACTCTGATAATGCCAAAGGAAAAAGACCCAAGGCTAGCGCGAGCAGGAGTTAGCGGATACAACAAGCCTAAGCGAACACCTAGTCACCCTAAGAAGAGCCACATTGTTGTTGCTAAAGAAGGTGACAAAGTTAAAACTATTCGCTTTGGTGAACAGGGTGCTAAGACTGCTGGTAAACCTAAAGTGGGTGAAGGTGACAAGATGAAAAAGAAGCGAGCGTCATTCAAAGCTCGTCACGCAAAGAACATAGCCAAAGGCAAGATGTCTGCGGCTTACTGGGCTGATAAGGTGAAATGGTGAGGAGACAGTTATGCCAAAAGTAGGTGGAAAACACTATGCGTATACAGAAGCTGGTTATAAGGCAGCGGCTAAAGCTAAGGCTAAGATGAAGAAAAAGAAGGCTAAGAAACGTGCCAAGTAAAGGACTATACGCCAACATCCACGCCAAACGTAAGCGCATCAAGGCTGGATCAGGTGAGAAGATGCGTAAGCCGGGAGCAAAAGGTGCTCCTACAGCAGAAGCCTTCAAAAAAGCACGAAAAACTACCAAAAAACGTAAATAGTGCTTGACTTTTGCGTAAAAGTATGGTATAATATACAGTGTACTTAGGTACATCCTATTAACCAGAGACAACCCAAGAGGCCTCACTGATGGATCAAGAAACACAGCAGTACTACGACAATTACTTTAGTCTTTTTATGACAGACGGTTGGAAACAACTCGTGCAAGACTTTGGTAACAACGCTGTTCAAATTAACAGTATTGAAGCAGCTAAAGATGCTGACGATATGTTTTTCCGTAAAGGACAACTAAACGTATTAGCCCACTTAATAAACATGGAAACTATCGTAAACACTAACTACGAGGAAGCGTCAAAGCCTCCAGAAGAAGATGATTAAAGTATTTGACTTTCGTTGTACTAACGGACATACCTTTGAAGAATTTGTAGAAGCAGGTACTACATCCAGTAGGTGCGGGTGTGGTGCCAACGCTACAAAGATTATCTCAGCAACTCAACACGTACTCGATGGTGCGTCTGGCGATTTCCCCGGCAGACACATGAAGTGGGTACGTGAACACGAGAACGCTGGGAAACATACGAGGGAATCTCAACACTAGAGGCAACTCCCATTTAATCCTCCATAACCTAATAATAATAATAATAGGCGGGGTAAGTTTAGAATGTCACGAGCGACACTTATTGATGAGCGTAAGGAAGAAGAATTAGAAACAACAGACCAACTCGACACACAGGACACCGTAGAGAATCCTCAAGAGGAACAACCTCAACAGTCTAATGTTCCAGAAAAGTACCAAGGTAAATCTGTAGAAGAACTTGTACAGATGCACCAAGAACTAGAGAAGTTCTCAGGTAAGCAGAGTACGGAAGTTGGAGAGTTACGTAAAGTTGTTGATAATTACATCCAGACACAACTCTCAGTCCAACAAGCACCTCAACAACAGCAATACAACGGCGATGAAGATGATGATGTAGATTTCTTTGTTGATCCCAAGACCGCTGTTAGTCGAGCTATAGACAACCACCCTAAGATCAGAGAAGCACAGGCTTACACACAACAGTACAAACAACAGGCTACTCTTGCACAACTCAAGTCCTCTCATCCTGAGATGGAACAGATACTGCAAGACCCTAAGTTTGCTGAGTGGATCAA